GGCGAGCGTCCCCCCATGCGGGTCGACTTCCGCAGCCAGGCTCAGCACCGGAATGCCGGCCCCCGAAAGCGTCGGCTTTGGCGGCGCCGCAAATCCGACGGACAACGTTACGTTCGCCGTCGCTTCCGGCGATCCCGCGCTCTTCTCGACAATCTCGAACTGCGGCGTCCCGTCCGCGTCCTTGATTTTTCCCGCCAGAGGCCGCGGCATGCCCGTCCCAAATCCTGCCTGCCGGCCCGCCCGCGAGTTCTCCAGGCTGCCGTCGTCCGTGTACCACTCATCCCGGTGAATCTGAGCGGTGATTTTGACCGTACCGTAATTGGCCCCGGGAGCGATCCTTAACACCCGGAACGGCTGCCTGTTCAGCCCCTCTTTCAAGTAAGTCACTGTGATCAGATCCCCTGGACGCAGCGCGACCCCTTTTACGCTTGTCTCCAGATCGATGTAACAATTCCCGCGGGTGGACTTATTCAAGAAGTAACTTGCAATCCGAGCCGCCTGGTTGAAATTGGCGATCCCAAGCGCCGGCAGCGTCAGGCTGACTTCCTGCCCCACCCTCACCAGGTCGTCCGCGTCCGTCAGCGACAGACTGTCCTGCTGGTACTCGTTGAACGCATCCTGGAACTCCACGCTCACGCGGTTCGGCGTCTCCGCCGTCCCCTTCGACCACATCCGCAGCGACGGCTCCCCGTTCTCCTTCCGCAGAATTCCGGAAAAACCGTTCGTACCGTCTCCGAATTCGTAGCTCGGCCAGCCGCCGTTGAGCGGCTCTCTGCTGTTGCTCCCGTACGGCTTCATCGGTTGCTGCGCCGCAATCGTGTCTTCGACTCTCAGCTCCAGCCGCCCGTTGATCCCGTATGTCAGAAGCAGCCGGGCGCTGTTGCGTATCCCGCGGATCAAGTCCCCGGCGCTCCTCCGCCTCCGCACGACCAGGTTGCACTGGAACCGCGGTATCTGCACCGGGTTGCCGTGCAGATCCCGCGCGGGAATCAACTCGCCGCAGACCTGCGCCGCGCGCCCGAAACTCGGCAGATCGATCTCCTCCAGCGTCCACCCGGAACGCCTCAGCACGTCCAGCAGCACCCATGCCGGGTTATTTGTAAAACCCTCGCCGAGGTAACTCCCGTCCGGCCCGTACTGGTCCAGGCGCAGCCCCTCGACCAGCACTTCCACCTGCGGCAACGTACGCCCGGTGCTCACCTTGTTAGGAACCACAACTGAGAGCGCCGCCATGCTGCCGTACGGATCGCCCAGCGGATTGCCGGCCGCATCCACGAAGTCCAGGTTGAATCCTCCCGTCCTGCCTCCCATGGTGATCACGTGGAACCAACCCGTCGCGGTCATGTCCACGCCCGCGCGTCCCTCCGGGATTTCCATCCCGTTCACAACCACCTTCAGGACGGACTGCATTTCGCCCATCCCCAGCAGCACTTCCATGCGCGTCAGGTTGCCGTCGTTCTTCGCGAACACCACCGGAGGCTTGTACCACGCCGTTCCATACACTAGCGGAACATAGTCGTTGTAGCGCGCCTCGTTACTAAGTGGCTCGGATAGGTGCCAGCCCTTTTCCCCGTAGCTTCTCACCACTGTGCTCGACGGCACGAACTCTATCCCGCCGTAACGCGCCGTCGGCCGCCCGCTGCTATCTTTGGAAAACATTCCCCGAGCGCGGCACGCCGCAGCCGTGTGATCGCACCACGTGAATGGCGCACCATCGTTGAGATTGCCGGCCCCCTCCGCCTGGTCCGCCGAGTAGCCGCAGCGGTACAGCGGCGAGTACTTTCCGCGCTCTCCTCCCCGCACCGCTTCGGCCCGCTGCGCGGCATTTTCCGGAAACCGCCACGGGCATCGCTTCTCGATGCGAACATCCGGCAGAAACACGCGCTGCAAGCCGAGCCGGTTGTTCACCGTCAGCCGCATCCTCGACTCGGTGATCTCTTCCGGCGCCTCCACAATCCCACGCAGCAGAACCGCGCTCTCGGACACCGCCGCCCCCTGCTTCAGGTCGAAGAACACGAACCGCACCGTAATCTTGCTGCCCTTCCATCCGGTGCTCCGCTCTATTTGGGAACAGTGCGAGTCCGCGTTCGCCAGCTCCAGCGACATCCGCGCCAGCGCGTCCACCCCTTCTCCGGACCCCGTTCGGAACTCGAACAGGCTGTGCCGCAGCACCCGCGCTTCGTACTGGTGCCCCTCGTAGCTGACCCGGTGCGTGCTCCACCGCTCCACCGCCCCCGAGGGCAGCTCGCAGTCGAACAGCAGCAACGGCGTTTCCGTCACGCTCCGCTCTTTGATCTCGCTGATAGTCGCCATCACTGCCTCGCCCGAATCCGAACCGTACACGAGTTGTCGTTTAAGCCGTGCGCGGTCCGCACAAGCTCATCTTGGGCAAACCAGGCGCGATAAACTCCGCTGCGGCTGGTCGTCTTTTTGTATTTCGATGCCCCGACCTGTGGCTCGACCTGGAACCCGAACAACTCCACCGTGCGCCCCGGAGCGATCCAGGCGCCAAACTCCACCGTCTCGTCCGCCGCATAGAGGTTCGTGCTCAGTTCCACCCGCCGCCAGGTGGGCCCGATGGCCGCCTCCTTTTCCGCCGCCGCACTCGGCGTGCTCACGAACAATCTCACCGCGCCCGGCTCCGCGCTCCTTGCGTAAACGCTCAGGCAGTACCCGTACCATCCCGGAGCCGCCAGGACCTGTGACACCTTGCCCTCACCCACCCCGGCGTTCATCACCGCGCATGCACCCAGTCCGCCCAGCGGATCCTCGTACCCTTTCGCAATACTTACCCCCTGCGACTTCTGCCACACCGCCGCACTCAAGTCTTCACTCCAACTTAGTAAGTTGCCGAACGGATCCAAGAACGTGAACGTGCCCAGCCTGCCTTCCACAACTTCAAACAAGTTCTCGATCGCTTCCCATTCGGAGTCCGCAAGTCCCTTCAGCTCTAAGACCCACTCCACCTCGCCCGCGGCGGCGTCTCCGAGCTTTACCGTCCTCCCGTCTTCGGTCTCGTTCACAACGGTCCGCCGCCTTATCACCTTCCCGCCAGGAAACTGGCCCACCGCGCCGGTCAGTAACTGAGGAAAGCAAAGCATCTCAGGCGTTCTCCCTCACCACCAGCACCGTCCGCCCGCGCGTTTCTCCGAGCAGTTCCACCTCAAATTCATCGTTCTCCAGGCTGCAATCCGTATGCACATTCCCCGTCCACGGATCCTCGAAAGAAAAACTCCCCAGCCGCCCCTGCGCCGCGGCAAAAAACTCCTCCAGCCTGGCTAATTCCGTTTCGTCCAGCAGATCCAACCGGATTAACCACCGCCGCACCGGCGCGCCCCGCTTGCGGTACCGCTGGTCCGTCCCGTCGACAAACTTCAAGACCTCCGTCGCGTACGACAGCGCTCTGCCCGCCGGATACTGCGCCACGGCTCCCGTCTTCAATCTCGGAAACGCGTTCATAGATCGTTCACCACGTCGTTGAGCGCGTGCGAGTTCAGCATTGCCTCGCGAACCGCCCGCGCGATGTCCTCGCTGTGGTCGATAAACGAACGGCTATCCATCGCCTGCACCTGTATGGTGATTTGCTGGCCGCCTGCAACCGGTTGATACTTTCTCGCCTCGTCTGCCCCGCTTGCGGAAATACTTCCCTCAAAGCTGATCGAGACCGGCTTTGTATAGGGCGTCAGCACGGTTACCGGCTCGGAGTTTCCCCCGCCGAACAGCTTTGCCAGCCCGCTCACCAGTGGAGCCAGCCCCAGCCCGCTGCCGATCACCTTCGAAAAGACACTGCCAATTCCCCCGCCCGAAGCGCCGCCCGCCGTCGCGTGCGCGATCGTATTCTGCAGAATCGCCTGCGTGTTTTGAGCCACCGCATCGGCCTGGGCCTGGCTTGTGAGTCTCAGTTGTTCGAGCTGCGTCACGAGCTGCGAGCCGCCGTCTCCCCCGGTCCATCCCGAACGAGCCGCCACGTCCCTCACCAGCCCGTCCAGCACCTCCGCGATGCTCTGCCCCGAACCCGTCACCGGCAGAACAACCTGACTGTTACTCCTGGCCACGCCTCATCTCCTCCGCTAACTCGGCCTCCAGAACAAGCATCGCCTCCACCTGCCGTGCCGTCATTTCCTCCACTCGCGGATAGCCAAGCCGCTTCCACACCTGAAACTCTTCCACCCACGCCAGGCTCTCCGCGGTGATGTAAGACTTGGGACATTCCTCCGTCGCCACGTTTCCGCGAGCCCAGACTACCCGCCTCTCAGCCGGCTCGTTCCTTCTCAACCATCCGCAGCGACGCTTCTTTTCCAGCCCGCCTTTCCTGCATTCGTCGCACTTCCACGCGGCTGGATTGGAATACTGGAAATGGAAGGCGACCCTCAGTTTTTTCGCTCTTCCTCGCTCAACCCGAACTCGCGCTTGATCGCCGCCAGCGCTTCGCGGCACAAGTCCTCGGGCCCTGCCTCGATCAGCCTTTCCGGAGTTGCGGGCTCGCCGTCCAGCTCAAGCCCCTCTATCCGTACAAGCCCCCACCGCAGATACACCTCATCGATTTCGCTGGTGAGCAGGGCCGCCTCCAGCTTCTCCCGCGAATCTCCAGACGCCAGGCACTCCGCCTTGGCGGCCACGTCGCGCAGCCGCCGCAGCAACTCCATCCGCCGCCCGAACGACGCCCGTGCGATCGTGAACGTAACTCCCGGAATACTCTGCGCTGCGATTCTAACTTCGGTCTCGTAGTTCATCGTCCTTCCTATCCGAACGCGATGTACATCTCGTCGTCGCCCGTCCCCTGCGCGCGGCAGCCCGAAAACCGCCACTGCAAGCGGTTATCGCCATCGTCGAATTCCGGCACTTCGGGAACCACGCTCTTCAAGTAAGCTCCGAATAACTGCCCGGGCTGTTCCCCAAGCTGCCACATGATGCCGATCGGCGACACCTGCCGCGCCGCCTGGTAAAGCGCCTTTGTTGCCGTGTCGTCCACCTCGTAGAGGTCGAAGTCCACCAACACCGTCCGCATCCCCGCCGAGATACACCGCGGTCCGTCGCTCCCGAATTCTTTCCGCTCGGTGTCGATATCGTTATCGAGCGTCAACGTGGCCGCCGTTATCGTGTAAAACCGCTCCGGCAAATTCCCCAGCCAGGCCTGCCCCAGGTGCCCCGGAATGATCGAGTAGTCGAAGGCCTCCAGCGCCGGCTCCGGAGGAAAGCTCATCAGCTCTCCCTCGCCTTCAACAAAACTCGCGCTGTCGATGAGATCCCGCGCCGTTCCGCTGAACCTGAACTCGTGATAGTCGCTGTTCACGCGGATCTGCATCCTGTCCACCGCCGCGCCGCTCAGGATTCGGTGCACCGCCCCCGCCGGACCCCAGTAATCGAAAATACTTACCGTACTTAGATCGGTCGCGAGTCCGTAGGTTATCGTCGGCCCGATAGGCGTACCCTCGCTCGGCAGCAGGGAAAACGGAGCGTTCAGTTCCACCGTAGCCTCGTCCACGATCGATGCCACGAACCGCAGCTCGCCCCCGAACGTCACCGCCTGCCCCACCGAAAGCCCGTGGCTGCCCTGAAACGTGAGCAGCTTCGCATCCGTGTTCACCCCCGCAATGCCCCCGCCAAAATAGATTGGCGGCGCTCCCAGGCTTGCCTGGAACAACGGCCCGTATCCCGGCTCCGCATCCTGTCGCGTCCAGCCCGTCATGTATGTCGTCAGCTCGAAGGTTGTTCGTTTCCTCAGCCCGGCGGGCCACCCCGGAAAGGTCCGCGTTCCCGTCTTGTCTCTCCGCTCCGCCCGCACGCGCCGCTGCCTGGTAGCTAGCTTCACTGCCGGAAACCGGTTCGAGCCGTCGATCATCGGCACCTGCCCGTAACTCAGCTCGAGCGCCGCGTACAATCGGTTGTCGTTAGAAGATATATATCCGCACGGCATATAATCTAGTCCGCTCCCGCCGTCAGTAACTTACCTCGACCTCAAACATTACTTTCGCCGTCTGTAGAAAGTTTTTGCCCCCGTGCTTGATCGGGCCGAACTCCACTTTGTAGCCCCCCGTATAGAACATTCCGCCACCCCAATCGCCCCGGCTCGCATCCAGCACCTCGGTAACCGCGCCGGTGTAGTATTCCAGGTTGCTCGACACTTTTTCCAGGCGGTCGTGAGTAACCCTCACCTCGACCACCATGTGCGCCTTTCCCGAGAACGTGCGGAATTTTTCTTTTTGCAGGTTCGCCAGCGTTTCGCAGTAGGTGTAAATGGCCGGATAGGCCGCTCCCGCGGATCGCTCCGCCGTTGCACTCGCAACGTTCAGGGCTATCACCTGGCTTGGGTCGATGGGCGCCAGTTCCACGCGCTCCCGCTCCGCGATGGCCGACACCGCATAGGGCAGCCCTGTCGCCGCCGTCATGATGTCCCGCACTCTGCGTGTCACCGCGCTTCCCAGTACCGGCATCCCCTCACCCTCTCAGCAGTGTGCGCCCGGTCCGCAGAATCGTTTGCGGCTCCTGCCCGTTGCCCGGCAGCGCTCCTTGTACGAGGCCTGTCGCCGGCGCCGTCCAGGTTTCGTTCACCCTCAGCGGGCTGGCATTCTGCAACGTCTGCTCCTGCGCCGAAAAACCCACGTAGACGTTCCACCCGGCCGCACACGCCGGAGGCCTCACCGGCTTCACCACGAGCGTGTTTCCCGAGGGTACGCTCAATGTTGCAACCTCGCTCGGACTGCCCTCCTCACCCCTCGTGTTCCGCCACGCCGCCCGCACGTAATACGTCGCCGCTCCTACCCCTGCCGCCGGAATGTAACTGAGCTCGGGCTTCTCCGCTCGCGGAATCGGATCGAAGACCACTCCCAGCCCGGTTTGCAAAAGCGCCTCGCGCGCCCGCGCGGCCAGTTTTTCGTACTCCTTCCACTTCCCCTGGTAGCGGTCGTTTAGCTGCCGGTAATAGGCGTCCCGGTGAATCAGGGCCAACGTGTGAAACACGTGCCATTTGCGCAGCGGCCCGGTCACGACGATGTTTGCCAGCCCCGTTGTTCCCTGGCGTCCGGCCAGCATGGCTTCCAGCTCGATGCCCAGCTCGTCGTGCGCCAGGTTCAGCTTCACCGTCAGGTCGATCTGCTCGGTCGCCGCCAGCTCGAGCACTGACGATTCATATGCAATCAAGTCCTCGATTCTGGAAACCGCACCATCCGTAAATAGCGCCATGGCTTCACCCGCTACGCTTTCTGCCGTACGCCTTTCAAGGCCCGAAGCTCGGCCTCCGAAATCACCGTGATCTGCATGCGCTTCGCTGCGGCCGCCTGCGCCGCGGCTCGGCTCGCCTCGGCCTGCTCCTGCCGAAAGGCCTTGGTTTCCTCCGCCGTGGCCAGCCTCGCCGTTCCTTGAACCACCAATTCGGCCGCCACCCTGCGGGTAACTTCGGTTTTCACACCGGCGCGTCCGCCATCCGGCGTTTCCTTGCTCACCACCACCACAAACGGCTCTTCGAGTGTCGCTTCCAGCTCACTTACTTTCTGGTAATAGACCTTTAAGTTCATTTCCCTCTCCCGAATCGGTTTGTCCCCTGTAAAACAAGCGACCCGGCTCTGGCGAGCCGGGTCGTCGCTGTAAGTTGCTTGCCCGGACGGCTAGCTGTTCACCTGAACGCCGAAGGAGTTCCGCAGCACTCCCACGCCATACAGCACGTCCACCGTGAACTGCTGGGCCAGCGTGTTCGGCTGATAGCTGAGCGTCACTCGCATTCCGAAGTTGCCCACTTCCGCGTATTCGGAGATGGCTCCGGTACCCGGCAGCGGTTGCGGCAACCGGCGAATAACCAAACCGATCGCGCTCCTGGCGAACGCCAGGTTATGCGTCGTCACCGGAGCGCTCCCGGTCTTTGCCACGAACTGCGAACGGAACACGTAGAAGTCCTTGATCTTGCCGACGGTCCCGTCCACCAGCGCCCGCAAGCCCGCGTCACCGGCCTTTTCGTACTCGCTGAACCTCGGGATTTGCCGCAGCGCCGAGTATGTTGCCGAGTCCACAACCAGGTACTTCGGCTCGCTCGCCGGCACCTTCGCCTCGAAGAGCGCCGTTTCCGCGGCGTCGATGACTTCTTCGGTGATCGGCGTGCCCGGCGTCCCGACCGGCGTGTTGGCCGTGAACCTGCTATACAGGTTGAGAAGGTCCGTCTCGATCTTCTCGGCCAGGGCGATCATTGCCGGCTGCATGTACAGCTTCAACAGGTCCGGAACCGCCAGGACTTTCGTTACGTCCGGCACCAGGAAGGTCGCCTCGGCGTGCGTGTCGAGCACGATCTGCGCGTTGCCCAGGCTCGGGTTCTGCGGCTGCACCGTGCCCCCCTGCGCCAGGTTGTGGGCCTCCAGGACCGGAGGAATCGGCACGTTCACCGTGTCCCCCGACTGGGCCAGGGTTGGTTCGAAATCGCGATTCACGAGGTTCCCCATCACGAGGTTCCCCATCAGTGCCGGCAAGGCGTCCACCGCCACCATTTTGACGATCGCGTTAGCTACGTTAGTTGAAGTGATTGCTGGCATTCTGTCTCCTTCTTACTCCTCCTTCGTTCTGATTCCGTTACTTCACTTACACTCCCCGCAACGTCTGCGACGCGATCCTCACAATCTCCTGCCGGATCTGTTCCGCTTCTTCCGCGCTCATCCCCGGCCTGATCTTGTCCAGGTCCGCCGCCCCACTCCCCAACACCGGCGGTTTCGGCGCCGGCGCCGCGCCCGAGCCGCCTGCGATCCGCGCCGGCAGAAACTCAGGGTTCTCGCTCAGGAAGTGCGAAAGGTATTCCTTCAATCCCATCTCTCCCTGCTCCCCTCGCGCCACCAGCCGGCCGTCTTCCGTCCGGTAGATGTCGTCCTTCACCGCACGGAACGCCACGTCGACCTTCGCCACTCCCATCCGCTGCAACTCCGCGCGGATCGTGGCTGCCCGCTCGGTTTCTTCGGCGATCTGCCGGCTCCGCTTGTTCTCCTCCACCAGCTCGTTGAGCCTGCGCTCCAGTTGTTCCCGGCGCTTCCGCTCCTCGATCAGTTCGGCTTTGTAAGCCGGCTCCGTCTTCAACTGCTGTCTCTTGAAGAACTCCTCGATCGTCTCCCGAATAATGCCCCGGATGTCGTCTTGGTTGTTCCCTTGCTCCAACGTCTCTTTTTGTTCGTCCATCTCTCCCCTTTCCTACTCCTTCAGCGCTTATAGCGACCCCTCAATTTCCCGCGCGATCTGATCCTTGACCTCCTGTCTCGCGTCGCACAGGTACTTGGAGGCGAGTCTCTTGAATACCTCCTTCTTCAGCGTCGGCGACTGTATCCCGAGCTCCAGCAGCCGCCGCGCGTCCTCCAGCTCGCTGCTGAAATCCCCGATATCGAATTCATCCAGTCCCGTGACCCCGATCGCTAAGCCGTCCTGCCGCGCCGCCTCGATCGCCCGCAGCACGCGCTTCATCGTGTCCTTCACCGTGTCCCCGTACCCCCGGAGCACCTCGTTGGTGATTGTGAAGTCGCGCTGCTTGCTCAGCCCGGACTGCGGCGTCCGAGCGTCCACCGCCTGCGGCATCAGGTAGCACACCCGGTAGATTTCGTCTTTCAGCCGGTTCAGGTTTTCTACCGCAAGCTGGTAAACGTGCCCCTCTGGCTCCGTCCACCCGAACCGGTCTCCGGGCCCCAGCTGGATGTAATACGAGTCCCCGACAATCTGATTCCACTCGCGGTCCGAGTACACCACCGGCATCGCGAACAGGCCCATCGTGAGCGCCCACGCCAGCGCGTTCGACTTATTGAAGTGCTCCAGTTGCAGCAGCGCGGCCTTGTTCATCAGCGCCAGGCCCTCCGTCACTTTCATCTCGAACAGTGGAACCTGGCGCAGGCCGGCCAGCCCGTGCCGCCCCTCATCCACTAAGATCGGCTTCGCCGTTTGTCCGAGCCCGGTGCTCGTAGCGCGGTAACTCTGGAAGTGCTCCTTGTCGTAATACAGCCACCGCGTCTCAATAACCCCCTCCGCGCTCCCGTCTCTGCTCTGCGTCTGCCTGGACGTGCGCAGCACAACCCACTCGAAATTCCCGTCGTCGTCGAAGTCCCAATTGATGAGGTCTTCCGCGCGGTAGTCCACCAGGTACGCCCGCGACGCCCCCATCGCGTCCTCTTCGGCCCGGTTTGTCGCCGGCCTGGTTATCCGCGGAAAGTCCACCAGGATGTAGGCCGCGCCGGTCACCAGCATCTCCACAAACTGCCGCCGGAAAAAATCGCTCAACGCAGTTTGCTTCCGGTCGCAGTTTTCGGTGAACTCGCAGAAGAACGCCCGCCCGGCTTCGTTGTCCCCTTCGAAGCTCAGGTGAGGCTCCCGCCGGAACAGCGTCGCGGCGTACCAGTCGATGATCGAGCCGATGTAGTTCTCGTAATACACCCGGCTGAGCCGTTCCGCGTAGACGTCCGGCGGCTCTTTCTGCCGTCGCGTCAAGTACACATGCGCGTTTGCCTTAATCTGCTCGCCGCCGGCGTACAGGTCGCGGTAAGTCCGCAATATCGCTCTCCGGCGCCTGTACTCCGGGTGCTCCCGATCGATGCTCACCATGTTTTTTTGTCCTGTTTCAGATCAGCCTCTGGTTCCGGTAGCCCACCGGTGGCTGGGGGCGGCATTCTTGCCAAATCAAATACCCCAGCGCGTCCGATAAGTGTGTCCGCCGCGGGTTGCTGTCCTTATCGATTACGTTGCTGTCCGCTTTGTAACTTACTTCCTCGAAATCCTTGATCAGCTCGACGCACTTTCTATCCACGACTAAGTGCCGCTCCCCAGCCGCCGTCTTCAGCTTCGCGTTGACCAGCGCCACGCGCTCCCGGACTAAAGGGTTCGAGCGCGGGACTTTGTAACTGACGTTCACGTATCCCGCACGGCGGAAGAACTCGCGGATTATCGTGTAGTCCGTTGTCCCGCATGTCTGCATCCGGCTCCCCGAGGCGTCCCCGTAGACGCAGATCCCTGCGGCGTGCCTCGGGAACCGCGCCTGGAATTCCGTGCACGCCTCCTCCGTGGTCGCCCGGCTGATCACGATCTCGTCAACCACCCTCACCACGCCTTCCGAAATTTGCGCCACAACCGAGCACATCGGGTCCACGTTGAAGTCCAGCGCCCAAAGAAGGGGCAGCCGCGGATCGACCTCCACATCGGTCACGTGCTCCTCCCGCCGGAAGGCGTGATACACCAGGCCGCCGTTTATGTTTAGGTACTCCCCCAGCACTTCCTGCCGGTAGAATTTCTCGTCGTAGCTGTACCGCAGCCGCTCGTAGAAGTCCGGAACCCGTTCGAGCAGAAACCGGTTCTCGAACGGCTTCGCCACGATCGCTTCGTACCCCTCCACCGGATTCGCCAGAAAGCGACGGTAGACCCAGTCATACCCCTTCGGTGTCCAGACTCCGAACCCGCACAGCCGCTTCGCCTTTGGGTCCCGCAGCCTGCCTTCGAGCACTACCCAGGCCTGTTCCTGGCAGTAAGTCAGCTCGTCGACTCCGAACCACGCGAGGTTAGTTCCTCTTAGCCGTTCGAATTCATCCACTGCCCGGAACAGTATCTTCGACCGCGTATCCCGCATGATCACCGTGTTTTCCGCCTTGTTGTGATCGTACGGAATGCGGTTCTTTTCGAGAATTTCGAACAGTGTGCTCTGCGTCGCGTCACGCAGCATCGGGTAAGTCGGCGCTCCCAGCAGCCCGGTCCGCCCGGCGTTGACATAGCTCAGCTTGATAGCTTCCTGGCACAGCGCCTGGCTCTTTCCCGATCCGATCGGGCCCGAAAATCCTTTGAACCGCGCTGCCGATTTGTGAAACCGCGCCTGCGATGGCAGCGGCGTATGCTCTATTTCTCGGATGCACAGTCCTTTTCGTCCCGTTCGACCCAT